CGCTGCCAAGGACTATTTCCTTGTTGTATTATATTGGCACAATAGATTTTACAATTGGATAAGAGATGGTCTTCAGGATTAAAAATTAACGTATTTTCAGAAAAGGGTTGACAGGCATTTTCGGATGGTTTAATATTAGCATATATCATGGTTAATTTCCTTTATTGGCATTTAAGTTAATCATGTTGCAATCCATTTTTTTACTCCTTTTCTGATTGGGTTGTGTGTTTAGTTTTGCCATTTGTGTTTTTTTCTGTTTCGTGTTTCACCCCCCTTGAAAGGTGGGATCGCTTGGTCAACGGTCTCGCCTTTCAATTTTTTGTACAACACTCCTATTATATCATAATCCAAGCTAATGTCAAGATTTATGTAAATCTATGATATACGTGTGTTTATACTAATTGTCTTTGAAAGACCTTACGGAATTCTGGTAATATTTGGAGAAGGTATTTTGAAATTTACGTAGATTGTTGAATCTTATGCCTTTACGTACATGTTTGAATGGTATGATCGGCTTGGGATCTTTCCGGTAGGTCAGGATGAAGCAGGTCAGCAGCAGGTGTATCAGTTCGTCCATAGGCATTACTGAATTATTGGTTTTTATACAAGCTTCTTGGGCCAGGAGATAAATTTCAGGTTCGATGTTACAGGACAATAAGAATCCTTCCTTAGTCCTTATGTTTAGGCAGTTTGCTGGACGATTGAGAACATCACGAACAATTTTATTACATCGATATTTGGTGGCTAATCCATCATAATTTAGGTTCAATCTTTCTAACATTACCTCTTGAAAATCACTTAGAAATGATGTATCAGTTTGATTAAATCGATCAATGATTTTTGCTTTCATTTAAGAATCCTCTTGACATACCTATTAGAAATAACTTAAAATAATAATAAGTTTCTATATACCTTATTTTATAACGTGTTTAGGGCTACAAATGGCAAAAAAACTGACTCTCAAAACTAAACCTGATAAAATATCCAAGACTATAAGCGATACACTTTTAAAAGGCAAGCTCGTTTTATATATAGAGCGTGGTTTGTCCCTTGAAGAATCTTCAAAGCTTATAGGGATCAGCAAATATAAGCTTTCCACATTGCGCTCTGATCCTGACTTTGAGGAGTTTGTGGAGTCCTGTGCTTTGAAGGGTGAAGCTGACAATTTGGGTAATATAAAAGAAGCTGGAGACCTGGGACAATGGCAAGCATCTTCTTGGCTTCTTGAGCGTTTATATCCTGAGAAGTATGGTAAGAAAGATACTATACGACATGAATATGAGATTAGACTTAATTCATTTATGAAATTGATGTTTAATGTAATTAATGAATGTGATGGTCATACTCGATCTCTTATTTATGGAAAGCTCAGAGATCTTGATGTTCAATCAGAAGTAATTAATATGCAGCAAATGAAAGAATTAACATATGAACCGGAGAAGATTACTAAATAATGGATGCTGCATTTAATCAGGAAATAGGAACTTTTTTAAAGAGTAAAGTAGCCCATATGCTCGATGGTATTAATGTTGAGTATGAGGATATGGTTCCTAAAAAATCTGAATGGTTTGTTCAACAAATCTTAAAAGATACCAGAGGAAAAATAGTTAAAAATGAAGCGGTACATAATATCATGCATCGCTTTATTCGTTTTGCTCGATCTAAAGGTTTTAATAGATACCTTGTATTAGGCGCATTTGGTCATGGTAAGACTGAACAGTTGTGTACAGGGTATGTTTTATATCGAATTGCTGAAAATCCAAATATCCTTATAAAACTTGTTCATGTTTCTGAAACTGAAGCAGTAAAGAGATGCAGAGCAGTTAGAGATTATATTCAGAAAGATGAAGATTTTAAAAGAATAGCTCCTCACATTATACCTACTCCTATTTGGGGATCTCAACGATTTACTGTTAAACGATCAGCAATGCTAAAAGATGGAACGTGTGAAGCTTATGGTATTCAATCAACAGCCATTGGTGGACGTGCTAATCTTATAATCTTTGATGATCCTCAAGATCTTAAAACCGCAGTACTTGAACCTACCACAAGAGTAAAAATAGAAGATATATTTAAAAATATCTGGTTGACTCGTTTGATACCACAAGATTCAGAAGCAATAGTTATGATGAATAAATGGCATGAAAATGATTTAGCAGGTGTAATTCAAAATAATCCTATTTGGTCATGGATGACTATTGCTGTTGCTGAAAATAAAGAGTGTTTGTTATATGAAGATTCATTTGGACGTAAGATGACTTTTCCAGTATGGTCATTGTTTAATAAACAAGATCTTGAACAAAAACACCAGGAATTAGGCACAAGAGATTTTGATCGTGGTTATCGTTTAGTTCCTTATACTGATTCAGATAAATCTTTTCCTTATTTTAAAAAATGTTGTCACTACGGAGTAAAGCCTTCCTCAATAATTGATGATCAGGCCAATTGGTTTTTCATTGGAGGGATTGACTTTGCTGGATTACAAAGACCAGGAACGGTATTAGTGGTTCTCGCAGTTCATAAAAAAACAGGTATGAAAGTTCCTATGGAAATTGATCTATTAAGAGGTACAGGAGATATTATACCTCTTATGATTAGATACTTTAGGAAGTATGGTTGTGACCTATACAAAGCTGAAAACAATGGTGTACAGGAAGCAATCATTGACATGCTGATTTCATCGTTGGGTGATGAAAAAGTTAGACGATATGGAATTAAGGTAGAACCATTTTTAACCGGACGTAATAAAGCTGATCCAATTATAGGTTTACCATCCATTAATAAAGAGTTTGAAAATCAAGAATGGATGTGGTGTTTTGAAGATAAACCTGGAGTTGGAAATATTGATGAACGTAATCCTTGGCATAAAGCCTTTCAAGAATTTAATCATCATCCCTTTTTTGAGACTTCCGATGTAGTAATGGCTTCTTGGTTTGCAAGAGAAGGAGCAAAAGAACTATTTCGTGGAAGCTCTGGCCCTACTATCTATTGATGTGTTATGCCGTAATACGGTAACAAGCACAGCAGGAGAAAAAAATGAAAATTGGCCCTGTAGAGATTACATTTGGAAAAAAGTCTTACAATGATTTAGTTACAATGTTACGGAGGGAAAAGACAGGTGAGTTAGTTCATTTAAAAACTCAGCCTAAAGCTCAATTAGGTGAATACAAGTCCTGGGTTTCTTCTTGTGTTAGCATAATCTCTGATCGTATCTCCTGCCTACCTTATTCCTTTTATAATAAAAATACAGGTGAAGAATTAACTACTAAAAATAAAGGGTATCAAATTTTTACAAAACCCTTTCGTCATCCTAATGATTTAATGAGTTTTAGATTTATTAAATCCTTTTGTCAATTACAATTGGATATGTGTGGCATGTCCTTTATATATATGGCAAGAAATCAGTTAGGACAGGTATGGGAACTTTGGCCCTTGAATATGAATGATTTTGTTAAGTGTGATGTTTCCGATGACATAATGAATCCATCTGTAAAGTATTATTTTAAAAGTGGTAATAGATTTATTGATTTTGATATAAGTCAATTGGTTATTTTAAATTATGTTCATCCAATTAATCCTTACATTGGTGCATCTCCAGTACAAGCACAGGCATATGCTCAAGATATTGACTCTTACATAGAAATTTATGAAAGAGACTTTTTCAAAAACTCAGCACGAATTGATTTTGCTTTAACTACTGATGAAAAAATTGATCAAGCAAAAGCAGATGAATTAAAAGAACGATGGAAAGAAAAATATCAAGGATCGTATCATGATGTAGCTGTTTTAGATTCAGGATTAAAGCCTGTACCTATATCATATGCGAATCGTGACTTTGAATTTTTAAACCTTGCCCAATGGTCAATGGAAAAGGTTTTTGCTGCATATAGAGTACCTAAATCTAAATTGGGATTTGGTGAAGGTGGTAGATCTGGTGATGTACAAAGTGATATTTCTTTTAATAGAGAATCAATACAACCACGTCTAAATCTTTGGGATGAAGAAATTACCAAAGAGATAATGGTAACATTCAATGAGAATATTGAATTTAGACATTTGAATCCAATTCCAAGAGACCGTTTAATTGAAGTACAAGAAGGAAGAATTCATGTTGGCCTTCCTACATTAACAATTAATGAATTTAGAGAAAAGACACATTTGCTTACAACAGTTGAAGGGGGAGATCGTATCTTTATCTCAAAAGACATGATTCCTTTAGATAGGATAGATGAAGTTATTGATGCTGGTATTTTAGCGCAAGAAACTTCAACAGATCCAGAGGATGACGATAGAGATGATGAACCTGATTCTCATGTCAATCCTGATGGATCAGATGATCGGGATGATAATCCTACTGATGATCGGTCTATTGATACTTTAGGAAATGTACATTTTAAATTCCTCTGTGATAGAATTAGAGATACGATAAATGATTTTGTTAAAGATAACATAGCTGTTGATATTAAGCAAGAGAAAGATCTTGAGAACAATCTTAAAATTATATTTTCAGATATGATAATTGGTATGGTGGATCATATGCTTGATTACTTTGGAGAAAAAACAATCTATAAAGATGTTGATTTGACAGATTGGATGGCTCCAATATCGGATAAGGTGGTAATTGAGGATAGGAACACTTTAACTAAAAACTCTAAATGGAAGGAAGA